TCAAATGAGACACCGTTGATTGTTCTTGCCGTTTCTAGGGTTGTGGCTGTTGTAGCGTTACCGGATAGTGGGCCTGAGAATGTAGTGGCCGTTGCTGTGCCGGTAATATCTACGCCTGTTGTAGTTGTCTCTAGTTTTTTTACGCTGTCAAAGTAAAGCTCAACTTTAGGAGTGGTCGTATCGCCTTTAATGACCATAGCAGTATGTACAACACCGCCAGTTCCCTCAGTCTGCCAAATCATGTCTCCGTCTGGATGGTTGTAGTTGCGGAAAATTGTGTTTGACCCGTCATGCCACATACGGAAATCACTGCCGGTACCTAGCGCAATATAGTTTGCAGAACCATCCTGCATTTCTAGGTAGCCGGTCTTAGTGTCTGCGGCATTTGACCTGACGAAAGCGCCTGATGTCAGCCCGTCAAACAAGTCGGCATCTAAGCCAGAACCTGCGCCGTCGTTATCAGAAGTCCAGTAAGTTCCAGAATAGCCGGCGATATTAGTAGCCGTAGTTGCGTTACCAGAAAGAGCCGCAGTAATAGTACCCGCTGCGAAGTTACCAGAGGCATCACGAGCTACAACTTTACTCGCCGTGTTTGCAGAGGTTGCGTCTACGTTTAACGTGACTGTGCCAGAGGTTCCGCCGCCGGTTAAGTAGCTGCCTGCTGTTACGCCCGTGATGTCGCCTACGTTAGTGGTATAGCCGTTGGGGTTAGAAGCAGGGTAGTAATAAGTGCCCTGTTGTCCGTCAAGCAAATCCGCGTCTAAGCCTGAGCCTGTACCATCGTTGTTAGAGGTCCAGTAAGTTCCAGAGTAGCCTGTGATGTTAGTAGCAGTGGTAGCGTTGCCAGATAAAGCGCCGGAGAATGTTGTTGCTGTGACTGTTCCTGTACTTGTTATATCCCCGCTAGAGATAGTACCGGCAAATGCTGCGTTTGTTTGCGTTAAAGTTAGGGCGTTGTCAGTCTGTACAGCTACACCGCCTGTAACACCGCTTTTCAGCTCAAAATACATTGTTGCGGTTGAAGAAGCATCAGTATTTACTTCAATTCTTGCAGCGTTACCATTTTGCTCAGGTATTCCACTTAGATGATTAAAGGTTACATTAGCGTTTCCATAACCATCGTTAATAGTAAGAGCTACACCTCCACTATCTTTACCGGATTGCAAAACACCTGTCGTAGCATAAGTGCCAGTGCCTGAGCTTTTATTGGTTAGATTGTCAAACTGATGGGTGTGTGAATCATTTACAACAGTAGCCGTTAATGTCGCATTCCCTAAATTGGTGAACGTAGCAGAACCTGTAACATCCCCATTCAACGTAAGAGTCGGGTCAGAGGTAGCCGTAGTAGTAATGCTTATATTACTTCCACCGTTAAAGCTTGCGGACCCAGTTACCGCTCCAGTTACCGCTATATTGCGGGCAGTTTGTAAGGTAGTAGCGGTAGTTGCGTTACCCGACAAAGCAGCCGTAATCGTACCCGCTGAAAAGTTACCCGAGGCATTCCTAGCGACTAGTGTGGAAGCCGTGTTAGCGGTATCGCTTTGTAGGTCTTCTGCGGCAGCCGTAATAAAAACTTCTGCACTACCCGAAAGGTTCAGCAAAGACCCCGTGCTACTTTCATCAAGCGTACGGGAAAGCGTCGTACCAGACGACGTATAAGTACCTGTGCCTATCTCCCACGCCGCGCCGTCTTCTATCGTATACCTAACGACATCAGCATTGGATACACCTGAAGCAGCAAAAGTCTGAAACCCCGCTATAGCAGAGCCTAGCGTAATAGTGCCAGTCCCCGTTGTAGCGGTGCCCATTTTAGCTCTATTTGCTAACGTCACCATAGCTAGGGTCTCACAATTTAGGCAATACGGATAATAGCGTTGCTCGCATCAGCAGCTGGGAAGACAATAGTAAAGTCACCCGCAGTTGAAGTCTTATCCGAACCAAAATCTAAAACCGCAACAGCAGGATTACCGCCGCCAGACTTGTAGATCAACGCGCCACGAGCCGTAATAGTAGCGTTAGCCCATGTAGTATCAGCAAAGTCCAAGAACGCTGTGGTACCACTAGACGCCGGGTTTGCTGAAATAGTGAGGGTGTTCCCCCCCGCTACATAGTTTGTGCCAGTGACTTCGTTAGTCGTGGCATACGCCGTAGTGGCCGCACCTAGCGTAGCTGCTGAAGTAAACAGGGCAATCTTAAACGTGTCTGCCGTGCCTGAACTGAAATCAAAGTCTCCTCCGAGGATTTGAACTTTGAATGATGTTGCCATAGCTTGTGAAATAGCCATTTTGCTTTCCTCTTAAATTAACGCGGGGTTATACGGAGTTGGCCCGAGCGGTACATATCTTCCCGCATCTTACCGTCCCCTAAATTTTTTAGTAACTTCATAGCGTCTACGTACATTTGTTGGTAAAGCTGAATCATATCCGGCTCACCCTTAATGAAGCGTATAGCCTCAACCAAAGCACCATTAAGTAGGGCGGAGTCAAATTCGTTGCCAAGCCACGTAGTGCCCGCAGTAACGATAGACTCTGGGTAGTAGCCGTAATGAAGCTCTACCTCATAACTTGCGTCTGGTGTTGGGCCTAGGATAAACGCCGTATCATCAAATAGCCCGTAGTGCTTGGGCGTTCCAGTGCTAGAAGGTCCGGGGTAAGCCTCGCGGATGAAGTTAACATCCTTATTTAGCAGGTACTCGTAGTTGCCCTGAGCGTCAATAACCGCCAAAGAAAACGGATACAAGAAGTCTGTCGGGAACACCAAGTACTTATTTCCAGAAGTCAGGTTACCAGTCTGGTTACGACGCAAAGCCGGTATCTGAACAGTGTTGTAAATCTTCTGCTCAGCCTGATCTGTAAACATAGCAAGTTGGTCGTCCGTAAACGACTGCTCACAAATGTCTTCTATGTTTGCTTTAAGCTCGGTGTAATTCACCTGCTACTCCTTAACCCATTGGGCCTCGGGCCATAGTACCTTTAGTCGCTGCACCTACACCACGAACCTTAATACCGCTAGTCTTCATGTCTTTAGGCGGTTGATTGCAGCAGTCAGCTACTTTGTACATAACAGGCTCGTTAGGGAACTCTATTACCTTCGGGGCCTTCACGTTTGATCTTGACTTCATTTTCATTTTGATCTCCTAGCTCGTAGTTACTGTTACGGTCCCTACGGCGCCTCTTCCTTCCAAATTGTCTGGGGTAAGTCCAAAAGGATCGTTTAGTCCTACTGGGTCCCATCCCCATTGAATATCCCTACTTGCTACTAACTCCGCAGAGTCTGGACGTGGGTTTCGCAGTGCTTGTGGGTCTTCAACTGGAAACTCACCTAGTTTGTTCTGTGGCTGATCTGGGTTCCAACATTCGGGGCATGCCTTAATGTTAGTCTTATTTCCCTTAACAATCAGCTCTTTAAGTTCACGTAGCTTGTACTGAAACCCACATACGTCGCATATTGCGATTGCTTTTTGCCCAGACGCATACTTGTAGCTCATGTCTACCTCACGCCATATATACGCGGCACCAAGCTAAGTGTGGCTTTCTCTCTATCTTCACCCGCAGCTAACTCAAACTGACGCTCGTACTCGGCCTGTAGCATAGGAATACGTGGCATTAACTCAGGGTCTTTTTGCGCTATATAATACGCAAGCCCTGCAACGAGGCAGGGCAAGAAACGGAAGTTAACGTCTGCTGTGTTTACCCCCGTACCGGCATCTTCAATACGACGCATACGCCAATACTTAAGGATGTAGTAAGGCGCTACAAGCGTGCCTTGATCTGGCACCGGCCATACTGTTGCTGTTGGGTTAGCCTGCCCACGGTCTATATACATCTGGATGGGGCGGCCTTGGCTTAGCTTGTTAGGGATGCTGGAGTACGTAGAGACGCTGATTCGAGTAATGTTTAGATCAGACTGAGTGCTGATGTTGCCACTACCCGTACGCACTACGTGCTCTAATAAATCTATAGTATCTGCTGGCAGGTCGTAAGTGGCTGTGCCTTGAGCGAGGTTTAACGTGCCCTCTTCAATAGTCCACATGTTAATGCCACGGTTCTGCCACTCGATAGTCAACAGGTTCATGGAACGACGAGCAGTACGCAGGTCATAACCAGAACGCATTTCTCTACCGGCACGTTCCCACGCTTCTTCCGCAATCTCGGTGAAGTCCATGTTGAACGCTGTAGTACCAGAAGTCGCCATTATTTCTTCTTCCTTTTAAGCGGTGTTACACGCTTGGGTTTTCCCGCCGGTTGCCCTAGGCGCTTCTTCTGCGCTACTCGGGACTTCTTCTCTGCCGCTGTCATTTCACCAGAGGTCTTAGGCGTTTTACTGGAGACGCGCTTTGTGGGCCTACAGTACGGGGTTCCCCGCTCCTCGCCTTCTTTGCGTCCGCAGTCTTTGCCGGTACGGACATCTTTCCAGTCCTCTTTAAACCAGCGCTTTAGGGCTTTGCCCTTCTCCGTCTTACGAACGGCCACTGGCTTTCTTCTTTCGGCATTTAGCTATAGCACCCGAGGCGTACGCAGAAGGGAAGACTTTATACGACGCCTTCACCTTGCGGTAACAATCATCTTTGACCGTACCGCCCTTCTTAAACGCTACGGGCTTC